CGGGTTCCGCCCCGCTTTTGTGCTCTGATAACTTTAGGAGGTAACATTGAATACATATATAGCAACAGACCGTGAGGACACGGTGATTTTGGTGGTTGATGGGGAGATAAGACATGCGATCAACCCAAACTGCCCGGAGTGGTCCGAGTATGAGCAGCATATTGCTGATGGTGGCACGCTGATTGATGCCCAGCCGTCAGAGGCGCATGTGTTTATTGGAGGTTCTTGGGTGCTTGATGAACGTATCAAAGCAAGACTAGACCTTGCTGATTATGAGCAATGGAAACTAGACCGCGCAGACGCTGTATCTAAAATAACCGTTGAAGTAGATGGTATGATCTTTGATGGAGACGAGGACTCGCAAACCAGAATGTCACGTGCGATTGTGTCTATGAATGATAGCGAAACAACACTTTGGAAATTAAATAATAACACAGTTGCAATAGTAAGCAAAGCTCAGCTACAATCAGCACTTCGTTTAGCTGGAGAGAACCAAACCCAATTATGGATGGAGCAGTAAATTGCATACTATATTAGCTATAGGAGACTTACACTGTGGACATCTGGGAGGCTTAACGCCTCCCTCTTTTTGGACTTATAAAACCCCAGACACAACTAAACGCGCTTGGGACTTCTTTAGCGCCGCTTTGCTTGAAGTAGGCAAAGTAGATACTTTAATACTAAACGGAGACTTAATAGACGGCCAAGGAACTAGAAGTGGCGGTATAGAACTAATAGAGTCAGACCTAGACAGACAATGTGAAATGGCTATTGAGATAATAGAGTCAATCTCAGCAAAACAAGTACTAATCTCCCACGGAACGCCATACCATGTATCTAACCACGGAAGCCAAGAAGAAATAAAGATAGCTAAAGCAGTAGGAGCAGAAGTACACTCCCATATCTTTAAAGAAATAAATGGCTTAGTATTTGACGTACGCCATAAAATAAACTCCTCAAGCGTTCCTCACGGGCGTGCAACGCCACTTTGTAAAGAAGCTATGTGGAATAAACTAAAAAGCATAGACGGTGCACAGCCTAAAGCTGATATACTACTTCGCTCACACGTACATTACCACATAGCAGTACAAGAACCAGACTATCTAGCAATGACACTACCAGCACTACAAACTCCAGGAACAAAATACGGACTTGAACAATGTTCAGGTATTGTAGATTTTGGCATTGTGCGGTTTAATATAGAAAACGATGGAAATTATAGTTGGGATAGTATAACAACTAGACATATATAGGAGGCACTACCATAAATGAAGCTTACTTCGGAGACAAGAGAATAAGCGTAGGTATATCAAATACAAACAAGTGGATTCTAGGAGATAGCCACACCTACGCAATCATGATAACAACCAGCTCTACTAGTGTAGCCGCAACCGTACAATTCGACTGGTACGAATGCCCTTGTGATGACACGTGCCCAACTTAGGAGAATAAAGGTAAACTATGAGTGACATAACTCAATCCCAATACATGTCCCGCTATTCTAATAACTATGAACTCTGGGCAAAGGAGATACTCAACATGAGTATCTCCAGCGACCAGCGTAGTGTAGCAGAGGCTTTTAAAGAAGAAAAATTCGTAGCAGCGAAATCTGGGACAGGATGTGGCAAGACCTGCCTAGCAGCTACAAAAGCACTCTGGTTCTTCACAACCCACCCAGAGGCTAAAGTAGTCTGTACTGCACCAACAGGCCACCAACTTGAAGACCTTCTATTTGCAGAAATGGAATCCTGGATTCGTAAAATTCAAGTGCCATTTATACGCAAAGCGATTAATATAATAAAAGGTAAAATATACATAGAAGGTTTTAAGGATTGGTTCATAGTAGGGCGTACTATTCCTAAAGACAGCAGCGACAAGTTAGGTGATGTCCTCGCAGGTTTCCATGCCCCTCATTTATTCTTCATAATAGATGAAGCAAGTGCGGTTCCAGACCAAGTATTCAGCGGCATAGAAGGCTCGATGCTTCAAAAGAACGTCCACTGCCTACTTGTAGGAAACCCTACGCGCTCAAGTGGTTACTTCTATGACTGCTTCCATAAGAATGCTAAATCTTGGGCAAATGTAACACTATCCTCAGAACGTTCTCCGTATAACGATATCACCTATATAGAGCGTATGAAGGAAATTCACGGGGAAGAAAGTGATTGGTTCAGGACTAAGTGTCTCGGCGAATTCCCAAGAGGCGGTGGTCAGATTGTAGCAAATTATGAACAAATAGCAGCAGCTCAAGAAAGATGGAGAGAAGCCAAACCAGAAGACTTCGACGGAATGCTAGTAGCAGGTTTAGACCCTTCAGCAGGTCGCCACGATAGTTCAATCCTGACTTTCCGTAAAGGGGCCTATATCTACGAACCTGAGCGCATTAACCATTCTGATGGCCCTGACTTAATACCAAAAGTAATTTCTAGAATGAAGGCTATGGGTGCTAGGGAACTCTATATAGACTACACAGGCTTAGGAGTAATTCTCTATGACTTATTCCGCCGCGCCAATAAATCGTTTAAAGTATATAAAGTAGTAACCAACTCTCGTGCATCTAATCCAGAAGCCTATAGAAACTTACGCGCAGAGCTTTATAAGGAGCTATCTAATAACTTCGATGAACTTTGTCTTCCATGCCATGAGCGCTATATGCAAGAACTTCCAGAGATAGCCTTTTTAGAAGACAAAGAACCAATACAAGTTATAGACAAGCCTAAACTAAAGCTACGCCTAAAGTTCTCTCCAGACTTTAGTGACTCACTAATGGTATCTACCTACAGGCACTTCAACTTAGGGGTGACATACAACGCACATCATGATACGATGGCATTTGAGTTGATGAATAACGCTTTAGCAACGGAATCCTCCTTTGCAAAGATATAGGAGACAAATAAATGGCATGGTTTAAAGAAAAAGAACTGCCAGCTAATAATACCTCAAGAGAGCCTAGAAGTCCTGGCTCTCTTGCTTCAACAAAGGGTAAGTTTCATTACGACAGTAACTCTGAACTTGAGGCTAATTTATCTGGCGGTAGATATAAGCAAGAATTTCGCAAGATGGAACTCAGTGATCCAATCTGCGGTGCTATTATGCTGGCTTTGGTTAAGATTTTCCAAAGTGCTGAGTGGAAAGCCATGGATGATGAAAAAGGCATACTTCAAAAATCCTTAGTCAATGTAAAGTGGAAAGCGCAACTTGAAGACATTCTGACTCAGTTCGTCTATGGCCACTCAGTAATGGAACTCACTCTGAAAGAAGACGAGGACGGTGATATAGTATGGAATCGCATGTATTACCGGCCACAGACAACACTCACAGAGTGGATTTATGATAAGAATGAGACTTTTACTTATGTTCAGCAGCAAGCGTATAACTCACACGATGCCGCTGAAGTAGTAAATATCCCGCTTAATAAATGCCTACACTTCACTACTACTGGCACCAGTAATAATCCAGAGGGCAAGAGTCTGTTTAGAAATGCCTATAGGGATTGGTATTATAAATCCAATATTGAGCAAATAGAAGCTATTGGCGTAGAGCGTGACCTTACTGGCCTTCCTGTACTCAAAGCCCCAGAAGATGTAGAACTTACAGATGAAAAAGGGCAGCTTAACGCATTAGGCCAATGGGCCTATACCACTGTACGTAATATTAAGCGTAACTCTCAAGAAGGTTTAGTACTACCTAGTCAGTGGGGATTTGAGTTAGTAGGCTCTCCTGGGCAGCGTCAATTTAACTTAAATGACGTAATCAACAGATATAACAATAACATAGCTTTAAGTATGCTTAGCCAATTCTTAGTCCTAGGTGTTACTAATAATAGCGGTAGCTTTGCTTTAGCTAAAGAGCAATCAGCATTATTCTACATAGCAGTCCAAGGCTTTGCAGATATGATTGCTGAGGTAGTTAATACTCAATTCATAGGTACTAAAGCTCTCAAAGTATTTAATGGCCTAGAGAAAGAACCTCGTTTAGTTCCTGTAGGGGTTGAACAAGTTGACTTAGAAGACCTTGGCGCATTCATGGCTAGAGTACTCAAGTATAACGTAATAACACCAGATGATAGGCTTGAAGAATTCCTACGTAACAAAGTAGCACTTCCTCCAAGAGACGTAGAGTCCTCAAGAAGTAATAACGAAGCCTCAGCAGACAATGAAGTACCAGAAGAGGAAGATGAAATAACAGATTCAGAAGAATCAAACTTAGAAGAGGAGAATACTATTGATGAAGAATCGAGCGATGATTAAATTTCTCGACTCTACTCCTTGGGCAATGGATCAGCAACGGCTTGATGTACTAAAACAGGTCGTTGCTGACCACTTAGCTGGGCACGATGTAGCTATGGCTGGCCTAGGAAGTGAAGAGAATTACACAGTAATTAACGATGTCGCTGTAGTTCCTATTGTTGGTACTATTAAGAAGCGCGCCTATGGACTAGAGGCACTTAGTGGTGCTAGAACCACTCTAGACATTCAAAATGACATCCAAGAAGCATTGGATAATCCAAGAATTTCTGCTATAGTGCTTGATATTGATTCCCCTGGAGGTACTGTAGACGGCACTAAGGAGTTAGCAGACTTTATTGCAGCAGCAGATAAGCCAGTAGTAGCCTATGCCAACGGCTTAATGGCCAGTGCCGCTATGTGGATAGGTAGTGCAGCGGACTACATTATAGGCTACGACACAGCCAATATTGGCTCAATAGGCGTAATAATCCAGCACCAAGATTGGTCTAAGGCAGAAGAAGATGCTGGGGTTAAAACTACTTATATCTACGCAGGTAAGTATAAAGCAATGGGTAATTCTTCAGAGCCTCTATCTGAAGAATCCAAAGTCTATATCCAATCCAAGGTAGATAAACTATATACTATGTTCGTAAATGATATTGCAAAAAACAGGGGTCTTGAGGTACAATACGTACTAGATAAACTTGCAACCGCAGAGACATTCCTTGCACAAGAAGCTATGGAACTTAAACTAATTGATAGCGTAGGTAATCTTTCCGATGCTATCGCAAAAGCTAAAGAACTTGGAGGAAAACAAATGGCAGATAATGTAAATGTAGAAACTAAAGTAACAGAGTTTTCAGCAGAAGACTTCATTGCTATGCAAGATCAACTTGCTAGTGCTACTAAGCAACTTAGTGCTCTGGCTAAAGACGTAGAAGAAGCTAAGGCCGCTAAGGAAGCTCTGGAAGAAAAAGTAGCCGCAGAGAAGCATGAAGCACTCATTAAGGAGATGTTCGCTGGTGTTAAAGTAGAAGACAGCTTTGTAGCTATGATGGCAGACGCAGACGAAGATGTAGCTTCAGCAGTAGCAGAAGTACTGGCAGCTAAGCAATCTCAACTTGATGAAGCTCTGGGCAGTTTGACTGAGCCTACAAAAGGGGCTTCTAGCGAACACGTAGAACAAGAAGAACCTACCACAGTAGACGCAGCAGTAAATTTCATTATGTCTCGTGACAAATGCGACATCGACGAAGCTACTGATAAAGTAGCAAAAGAATTTCCTGCACTTTTCAAATAATATAGGAGAATAAAACTATGGCAGATCAAGGTAAAGTATGTATTACAATGACCGCACCGGCTTCTTCGGCGCGTGGAACTATCCTCTCTGGTGCAGGTACTAAGAGCGCAACTCTGGCTCCTGCTGGCGTTCTGTATGATTCAACTGAATCCACAGACACACTTGGAGAAGTACAAATCGCTGGCACCTGTAAAGTACTGCTTGGCGGTACGGTAACTGCTGGTGCTGCTGTTAAGTCTGATGCTTCCGGCGCAGCTATTGCAGCTACTCTAGGCACTGACGATGGCCTCGTAGCTGGTATTATGCTCGAAGGTGGAGCTGCTGGCGAACTTCGTGATATGATTATTAAGTAAAGATAGGAGAATAAATTATGGCATTGCAAACTGCATATTCTGAAACACTTACTAATGTCGGTCTGAAATATGTACAAGACCCTAACAACTTTCAGGCTGGTAAGATTTTTCCTATCTGCCCTGTTAACCTGCAATCAGCTCAGTATCCTGTGTATGATAAGGCTTATTGGCTGAAGAACGAAGCTGCTATTCGTAAGCCGGGCACTATCTCTGCTGGGGGTACTCATGCTCGTAGCTTCGCCAGCTATAGCTGTGTTGACATCTCCTATCATGAAGATGTTGATAATGAGCAAATCAAGAATGACCCGAATCCGCTGAATCCTCTGAAAGCAGCTACTCGCCGTGTTACTGGCAAGATTGCTATCTATGATGAAGTTGACTTTGTAACTCGCTACATGACTACTGGTGTTTGGACTGATGGTACTGCTCCTAGCACTAAGTGGGATGCTGCTAACTCTACTCCGCTTGAAGACGTAGATAGTTATAAGCGTTCTATGCGTGTAGTCACTGGTGGTTTCACGGCCAATAAAGCAGTAATGAGTGAGGAAGTATACGATGTACTGAAGCGACACGACCAACTGAAAGAGCAAATCAAGTATACCCGTGGTGGTAATCTGAATAAAGCCTTGGTTGCTGAAGCTCTGGAAGTAGATGAAATCATAGTTATGAATGCTGTAGTTGATACGGCAGCTTATGGTGCTACTGCTTCTCAGGCCTATATTGCTAACAACGGCTTCTTGCTGCTTTACACTGCTATGAATCCTTCTTTGGAAGAACCAAGCGCTGGTTACAACTTCTCTTGGAATGGTTATGGCTCTAATGGCTATGGTGTTCGACAGCTCGACCTTGATCGAGAAATGGCGCAACGTGTAGAAGCCCATCACTACCATGATATGCGTAAGATGGCTGCTGACCTCGGTGTCTTCGTAGCTGCTCCTCTTACTTAATAACTAACCAAAATTAGGGAGGGCTTCGGCTCTCCCTTTATTTGGAGGTAACTATGGCAGTGTTAATCTCAGACGTACGTACAGAACTCCAACTGCCATCTAGTATTATTGACGACACTGGAGTTCAATACGCAATAGATAAGATAGCTGAAGATGATATTAATCTAGTGTGTGCTGAAGTACTGCGGATGATTAAAAGAAAGTTTCGCGGCATGACTAGGCTTACCATTGGCAAGTATGAAGAATGGCGAGACCTTAGCCAGCTACAGAAAGATATAGATAGCTATGTGCGACGTTCTACTTCTTCTGTAGTAGATGATGGCTTCAGCTATCCAGATCCTAGATTCGAGGAAGGTGGTATATGATACCAGAGGTGGAGATATTTTATATAAAGCAAACCACTAAAGATAGGTTTGGAAAGATACTAACTACTGAGTCTCCACTTAGCTTTCTCGGAATGAGTGACGAGGAAACCAGATATGATCAAACTGGTGGAACTCTTAACATAGTAGGCAAAGGTACAGTATATACTTCTGACGATAGTATTTCATTCGAAGAAGGTATGGAGATTCAAATAAATGGCTCTTGGTTTCTTATTACTAAGAAATTCAGAGCCAAAGTAGTAGGTGAGTTCCACCACTGGGAGTTAATCTATGGCTAAGAATGAATCAGTAATTGGTATAATTGATGCCTTAGAGGCCATGAAAGGCTTTATTGAGTATGATTTGCCAGAAGAGATTGCTGAGGAATTCTTAAAGTCTACTCTAGTAGATCAGCCTAGACCTCCTGTTAGGACTGGAGCGCTTCGTAGGTCAGGTGCAGTTTATATAGGAAATCAGTTATATATGACTACGGAAGACCTAGGAGAGACTGACCCATTTATTGAGTCACTACTGTACCCTACTGGCCAACAAACTGGTGAAGCAGAGACCTCAGGTGCTGGGAGTAGGTCTGTAGTAACAACACCAACCAGTTCCTTACGTTCACGACAAGTTAAAGGCAGTACTAGAGTAAGCGGTACAGCATCTGGGACTAGCCTTAGAGGAAAAATCTCAGTAGTATACTCTAACCCTATAGCTGCGCTTATGCATGAATGGCGCGGAGGTATTAGTGATCCTACTGGTATGAGTGGGCCGCATTTTGTATCTTCTAAGGCGGTATCATTCAGAGGCAAAACACAAACTAGACTAAGAAGCGCCTTTAACTCAAGGATAGCGAGGCACAGACGATGAACATAGTCAGAGAATTACTTCTCTACTTAGAGACAAAAACTTCATACATAGTAGGCACTGATATGTTCATGGGTGTATTTCCAGTAGGTGATGAGACTGGTATACTTATGTATGAATTTGGTGGGGATGAAAACGATACTAACTTAAAAGCCTCAAATATACAAATAGCGGTGCAAGCAGATGATTACGACACCGCCAATGATACTATACATTCAATCTGGGATGTGTTAGCATATAGTAAAGGTATAACACTGGGTAATGGAGTATATTTATTTAATACTACTCCACTTAAATATCCAGGATTTGTAACAACAACTGAGCATGATAAATACTTATTTACATGCTCTATAATTGCTTATTTTGAATAAGGAGAATAGATATGGCACTTGAATTAGGCCCGGCACAAGTTGCTTGGGGTGATGCAGGTAGTGAAGTAGATTTGGGTAAGACACTTGGTGGTGTTACGGTGCGTTTTAATGAGTCTAGCGTTGATTTGAAATCAGATCAATACGGCGAGGCTGCTGAAGACACGGTACTAACTGGTACTACTGTAGAAGTAGAATGTCCGTTTGCAGAAGTTAGCTATGATCTTCTGAGTAAGATTCTGTCACAGGATATTATCGGAGGCACTGCAACTACTGGTTTCGTAGGTGAGAATAACGTAGGTACTTCTCTCTTGGCCAATGCTAAGAGCTTGCTGGTAACTAAATATGTAGACGGTGTAGTCTCTACTAATGCAGCTGATGTTATTCACTTTCCTGCTGCGGCTCCGGTCCCGAATGTAGAACTCAGCTACGATGCATCTAACCAGCGTGTAGCAACTGCTACATTTAAATGCTTCCCGGCCACTGTTAATGCAAACTGGGGTACAATTTCACCTGTAGACAAAGTAGTAACCTACTGGTTTGGTGACGAAACCTCGACATCCTGATATAACTAATTGTAACTAACAACAGCCAACTAACTTAAAGGATAACCAAAATGGCTAATGTATTTAATGGTAAAGATTTCCTTGCGACTAAAGCAGCAGAGATTGAGTTCTCTAATGGACTTAAAGTAACTGTATGTGAAGTAAATGACGAGCAAATGGAAATGTTGTCTAAGCTAGGCTCTGAAGAAGCTCCTACTGGTGATAGCGTACGCAAAGCTGTAGCTGCGCTGGTTGGGACTGAAGCAGAAGCACTAAAGAACGTAGGCCTGATTGAGCTTCGCGGTGCAATGGATTTCTTAACAGAACGTTTGTTCGGGTAGACGTTCGTAAGGAAGATGATAGGAAGCTACTGGTTATCGGAACGATAGTGAGTGAATTTCCTTGCTATACATTTGAAATCCTAGCTTCCTATACTCGGACTAAGCTGGAAATTCTATATAATGAAGCTCTTAGGCAACGTGCGTCTAAGAGCTTTTTTATTGCCCAGCAGATAAACGTTGTTCATATGGATAAAGAAGGCCAGAAGAAGAATAGCAGGAATTTGGATAGCCTGCTATATCCATATGGTAAAGTTAAAACAGATAACGATGGTTGGGCAGAGCTTAGAAGAAGGAGGAGATAATGAGTACTAATGTTGGTGGGGTTAGCTTAGATGTCTTTATAAATGGATATCAGAAGTCTATTAATGAGCTTACTAATTATCAACGTAAGATAAATTCTATAGATAAACTTACTAAGGATACGTTTAAGACAAAAGCCGCGCAAGAGAAGCTGTTTAGGAAGGAATTAAATCAGCTTAAATTTCAAGATAAAGCTTTTGGGAAGTTAACTAAAGGTAAGTTTACGTTTGCAGAAGCGTCTAAAGCAGTTGCACTTGCTATTGAAAAAGAGCGTGGCGCTATTGTAAATTCAGTTAAGGCTTATAGAACTGCTATAGTAGAATATAACAAAGCTACTAAAGCACGATTAAAAGCTGCTCCTAAAGTAACTACCGGATTTGGTGGCCTTGTAGCTGCTGAGAGAAGAATTAGCGGCGCAGATGCTCAGGATAGATTACGTACTACTATAGCTGCTAATGATGCAGAAGTGCGTAGTAGATTAAAAAGCTTGAATGACATAGTAAAAGCAGATACTAAAGCAACGCTTATTCAGATGGCAAATAAAGAGAAGCTACGTAAATCTCTAGTATCTTTAAGTAATAGGGCTTATAAAGCGCAAGTAACTGCACTGAATAAATTAGCTAGTAAAGCTGCTAGTTCCTATGGTACTGCAACACGTGGAATGAAGAGTTATACCTCTGCGGTTAATACTAACACAAAAGCCATGGATTCATGGATTAATAGATTTGGCCTTCGTGCAGTAGGCTTTACTATTGCATACAAGGCTCTATATACTTTTACATCTGGTGTTCGTATATTAACAGATACATTCACTAGAGGCCTTAGTATCCAAGATGACTATGCAGAAGGCGTAGCTACTATCGCCGGTATGATTGGACTTACTTATGATGGTATGAGTGGGTTTCAAGATAGATTCCAAACAGCTAGTGCTATCATGCGAGACACCATGCTTGAGAGTATACGTATAGCTCCTAAGTATAGAATGAGTATCGAAGAAATAACAGCGGCGTATAGAGAACTTGCTCAATTTGGTGTTATTGTAACTAAAGACATGGCTGAGAGAAGTGTCGCTACAGTGGCTATGATTAAGGAGATTTCAGCTACTACTGGAGATAGTACACGACAGGTACGGCAAGAGATTCAGTCTTTATTCAATGGCCAAGCTAGGGCTACAGATCAATTTGCTAGGATGATCCGACAAACTATGCCTGAGGTGTATAGTCAGATAACAGACCCAGCAATTACAGCTCAAGAAAAGTGGAATATTCTTACTAAGTCTGTAGAGGATTTTGGTTTTGCTTCTGTTAAGGCTAGTCAGACTGTACGCGGGCAATTTACAGTTCTAGGCAACTCTATTGCGAATATTAGTAATAAAGCCTTAGAAGGTAGCGGTATCTGGGATTTATGGGTAGGGCAGCTTATTAAAGTAAATGACTCTCTGTTTAATAATAAAGGAGAGCTTACTAATTTTGGCAAAGAGATTAAAGGCTACTTCACAGATATCTGGAATGCTATTAATAATACCAAAGATGTCATAATAGAGGCTATAAGGACTTCTATTAAGTTATATGAGGTATTCTCTACTAATTATCCAGTATTATCCCAGACTGTAAAGGAATTTGCTTTATTTTCCGCTGCTGCTGTACTTACTACTACAGCATTTAATGTGCTTAAAGGAGTACTTAAAGGGCTGTTTACGCTGTCTGGTATTAGTAAGTTAATGTTGTTATTTAAAGCCTCTACTTGGACTGCTGCCGCTGGAGCTATATCTAGCACTGCTGCTGCACTTTGGACACTTGCAGCGCCTCTTGCTACTATGACTACTTGGTTCGGTACTATAGTTGTTGGAGTAGCAGCCCTTGGTAAGTCTATGTATGCCGGAGTTATGGTAATAGTAGGTGTTTGGGAAGATTTCTACGTACAGTACGAGAGCAACATAACTACATTCTGGGATAGAGCTAAGTTACGTTGGAAAATAGGTAAAGAGAAGTTCTTTAATTTTATCTATGCAAGGAAAGACGAGACAAGATTAAATTCGCTTAAAGAGCAATTAGCTTCGATAGCTCCTATCAACTTTGGTGCTATACAGTTACACGATGACACAATAAAGAATGCTTGGAATGATGCTGTAGATACATATGAATTTGGCCTTAGAGAGCTTGGTGTTGTAGCTAAAGAAGGAGCCGCAGAAGTAGGCGATTTCTTAGCCGACGTCATTAAGGATAAGTTGCTTAGCCTTAAAGACTATATAACTGGCGAATTTGGCAGTAATGCTACATTTAAGCCCCTTATGGATTCTATATCTGATTTGTTGTCGGGTACTTATAAAGCTACTCCGAAAGTTAAAGTAGATCCAGCTGGTGATTTAGGCAGACCAAAGTCAGAAACAGAGGCATATAGCAGCTATATAGAAGAAGTCCTAGATAAAGGCAAAGAAGCATTTGATGGACTTACTGACTTAGGGCAGCGATTTAGTTCAGATATGAAGAACGTATGGTCAGATTTGTGGGAAGGTAATATTAAGACTACCGAAGACTTGTTTGAAGCTATGGGAGATAGTATACTTAATACCTTCCGTAAAATCATGACTGATATGACTGATGCGTATATTAATATATTCTTAAAGCAGGTAGCTAAGTCAGCAGCAAGTAGTGACAATAGCTGGGTAAGTGCTATTGGAAGTGCTATTGGTGGTATATTTACTGGTAGTATGTCTAGTACAGGCACTACATACACGTCTGGTACTAGTACAGTATATAGCGGAGGGAGCACTGATATTTATTCAGCTCCACAAGGAAATGACTTTTATGCATCTAATGCTTTCGCAGCAGGCGGTATTGTTTCAGAGCCAGTGTTCGGCATAGGACTTAATTCAGGAGAATCCTACAGTTTCGCAGAGAAAGGCCCAGAGAGAGTTCTATCCAATCAAGACAGCTTTACTTCTCCTCAGGTTAATGTTATGCTTAATGTAGAGAATAAGTCTAGTGCAGAAGTACAGCAGACCACTAGCGAACCAAGATTTGATGGCAAGAAGATGATAATAGACATAGTACTTGAAGACTATTCAAATGGAGGCGCAACTTATAAAGCCTTTGGAAAGAGTAGGTAAATATGGCTTGGCCAACACTTAGCATAAGACCTAAAGAAGAAAAGAAAATACCACTTGATAATGCTATTAAGCATGAGAGTGAAGATAACCACATTCGCCGCCGCCCTAGAAGCTCTAGGGTGCGGCATCAGTGGGAAGTAACTTATGAGTATATGAAGAGCGTTGATGCTGAAGCACTGATAGCCCATTACGAGTCTGTATATACTTATACTTCCTTTATTTGGTATGAGAGAGATGGTACTTCTAGGGAAGTAGTCTTTGAAGAACCAATTAAGTACTCAAGGGTAATGCCTGGGTTATACCAAGTAGATACTATTAAACTAACAGAGGTTTAGTATGCCTAAGAATTTAAGTACAACTATACAGGAGAAGAAGAATGCAGTAGAGGTATCCACACCGTGGGTATCTCTACTTTCTATTGAAATTGATGGACAGGTATTTAGGATTACAGATGATAATCAAGATATAGTGTATCAAAGTAATACCTATACTGCTTTTCCATTTCAGATTAGCACAATAAAACAAACTACAGACGGAAAGATACCTAGTCTTAACGTGTCAGTCAGTAACGTTAATAAAGCCTTGATGCAATATGTAGAAACAACTAATGGCCTAGTAGATAGTAAGGTAACGTTAGTAGTACTTAATACCGCCATACCAGATGAGAACTATGAAGAACTTACTATGGAGTTCTCAATTACTGGGGCTGATGTTGATGAAGAGTGGGTTGTGTTTACACTTGGTGCACCTAACCCAATGAGGCAGAGATTCCCTAGAGATAGATATATTGCCTATAGCTGTCCATGGACTTTTAATAGCCCAACTATTAGAGTAGACGGCACTAACAGAGGTGCAGAATGTGCCTATACTGGAAGCGATACTACATGCAGAAAAACCTACGCAGACTGCAAGGAGAAAGGCAATGAAGCTAGATTCGGAGGATTCTTTGGACTTAGTGAAGATGGATTTAGAGTTGTGTAGTGATTTACTAGGAAAGCCTTATCAAGAGAATGGCTTAGGTAATCCAGGATGGGATTGTTTTACATTAGCACAAGCTATTTACTACCGTCACGGACTAAGCCTGCCAGACCTAGATTATTCTTTCGGTACGCATGAACAAAACGCTGCTGTAGAGTCGCAAAGGAAATATTACCAACGGTTGAAATCTCCAGAACCTTTTGCTATAATTACAATCAAGTACCATCCTAAGTATATAACTCATATTGGAGTATGTGTAGACCATTGTAGAATGCTCCACGCAGTAGACACTAAAGGTGTAGTACTTGAGAGATTTGACACTCCTTGGTATAAGAATAAAATAGAAGGGTATTATAAATGGATAAGCTAAAGCTAGTTAGGGTTAATAATCCGTTTGATAAGAATAGCAGAGAAGTACTTGAGAGAGATTATTCTGGAGAGAGTATCTCTACTATTGTTGGTGATGTGCTTCCAGAAGTGCCTTGTAGAGTTGTACTTAACGGTGTAGAAGTAGCACCTGATAAGTGGGAATTTACATTTCTTAAAGACAGCGACAAACTAGTAGTAGTCCCTGCCATAGCAAAAGGCAAAGAAGGTTTACGTATGGCAGCTATGGTAGTTGTCATGGTAGTATCTATATGGGCTGGCAGTGCTGTATCTGGCATGAGTTCTTTCCAGAACGGCGCTACTGTATGGGGAATGGGTGGTAGTGCTTGGGGAGCTATGGCAAGTGCTGCTGTAAGTGTAGCTGGCGGGCTTCTTATAAATATGCTTATGCCTCTAGATACAGATACCGGCACTGGTAGTACACTTGGAAATAGTTATTCTTGGGATCCTGTAATGACTCAGCAACAGGGAGTTCCTATTAGCCAAGTATATGGCAGAATGGCTGTAGCTACAGGCAATATAATATCAGCATATAGGGATTTAACTAAAGAAAGCCCAGAGCTATATATGCTGGTTAGTTACGGACGCGGACCAATTAAATCCTTTAGTGATATTATTATTAATGACCAAGAGATAGATACAGATGATGGTATATCTTTATATCACAGACTTGGTTATATGTATCAAGCTACAGTGCCTGGGTTTGAAACTGCTAAAATAGAGTCTTCTATAGGTGCGGTACTTAGTATTGACACTGGTACATATGTATATCCAATAACATCAGGCGTTAATGGCATAGAGATAGATATAACATTTCCTAACGGATGCTATCACACCCATAGCGGAGACGGCAGTACAACATCTTCTGCAGCTAGGTTTATAATAGCCTTACAAGATGAAGATGGAACTTCTATTGCTATCTCTAAGGGAGAGCTTACCACAGCAGAATTAACTCCAACTGGCGTATGGTCATTTGGCGAGTACGTAACACAAGATGGTAATACATACTGGCTTGAACACAGTAGCCAAGTGTCTGAGCCAAGCAGCGCAGAGTTAAACTCTGTATCTACTTTACATCCAAATGCTTTTTGGCGTTTTCTAGGTAATTATAATACAGTAAACTATGTCACTGGATATAGTGATGAAATAACATTAACACATGAGACATATGCTAGCGTAACTGACACTATAAAAGCTGTAAGGCTTGATCCAACTAAAAGCTACACCCTACGTATAACAAGAACTAATGAAAACGAAGATGCCACTGACGGTATTGATACCACATACCTTAGCGCTATTCGTATGTACACAGACTCTGCGTTTACCTACCCAAGGACTGCTATCCTAGGGGTACATGGTATTTCTAGTGAGAAATATTCAGGCTCTATGCAGGTAACTCCTACTGTAGAGGGTAGGTTAGTACGTGTGTGGGATGGGGCTGCTTGGAGCGTTGAATACAGCACCAATCCTGCATGGGTGTGTTATGATGTATTGACTCAGCCTATATATGATAATGATCTGAATGTACTTAGATTTGATGGCACACATCCAGATAGAGTAAATCTCAGTGATTTCTACACTTGGGCACAAGAATGCGATAGGTTGGTTCCAGATGGAAACGGAGGCACAGAGAAACTCTTTGAATTCAACGGAATCTTTGATGGGACTAGCTCTACATGGGAATCTGCTGTAAAAGTAGCTGGAAATTTTAGGGCAGACTTATACTGGAATGGTATAGAATGTAGATGCGCTGTTAATCGCAAGATAACAACGCCAGTACAGATATTTACAGAAGGCAACATCACCAAAGGCTCCTTTAAGGAAAATTTCGCATCTTGGGATGATAGAGCTACTGAGATCGAGGTAACGTATAAAGATGAAGAAAAAGGCTGGGAGCAGACTACATTAAGTGTTATAGATTCTGAGCTTACTCAGGTAAGGAACTCTATAAATGTGCAAGCATTTGGAACTACTAAGGCTTCGCAGGCGTGGAGAATTGGTAAGTATTTATTGGCTAATAATAAATATATCCATAGGACTATTAGCTTTCAGGCAGACATTGATGCATTAGATTGTGTGATTGGTGATGTAATTGCATTTCAGCATAATATTCCTAACTGGGGGCATGGTGGTTCTGTTAAGTATGCTATTAATGGAAGCCCTTCAGAGGTAGTTGTAGATGGATTTGGAGCTGATGAACTTTACCTACAGCTTGGGTTTAGTCAGGCTGAGATAGACGCATTTACTGATAGTACAGTAGATATTAAGAATATTGGTAGTGATACAGGAGTATTATTCCAATTTCGTAGCTTAGGTGGTGAGTATCATGAAGTAGCTATTTACGGTGGCGGTGTTAGAAATGGAGACACAGTTCTTCAGCTTCAGTCAGGAACTAATTGGGAATATATACCTACTAAAGGAGATCCATATGCAGTGAGTCTTGATTCTTTTACGTCTACTAAGCTATTCAGAGTAAACGGTATAGTACAAGAATCTGATTTTAACATGAATATCTCCGCTATGGAGTACTTTCCAGAGTTATTCGATGATGTTGATTCAGTATCTCCAGAGATTGATATAGAAACATCTACAGCGTTTGAATTGTTTCCTTCTGTATATAACTTAGCGTCTTCAGACCATGTTGCACTAGACGGTGCTAATAACCAACAAAGAAGTTTATATATAAGTTGGAGTTTACCTGAGTCTAACTATTATGACCACGCTAAAGTATACTGGAGAACTAGAACACCGACTGGTGAAGTTGGCGAGTGGAAATTAGCAGGAGAATACTGGGGCAGAAGTGCTGATATAAGAAATGTAACAGAAGCTAAGGTATATGAAATTGCTGTAGTTACTGTTAATACTAGTGGAGATACTGCTATATTTAGTCTGTCTCCTACTATTACACACTTCGCAACTGGTGTAGTAGACTATACTAATCCTATACTAACAGATGGTGTAAGTAACCTTAGGGTAGAGAATTCTACTGGAGATAATATTACATTCCAAGAAACTGATTGTCACATTACTTGGGATGGGCCAGCTGGGGATAACTTTAATACTGCCTTTAGTGATGCTTTTGCTCAGCATAGTTGGACTTCGGAAGAGTGGTTAAAGTACTATATAGTAAATATATACGATAAAGATACAAGCGATTTATTATACACTACTAATGTCAACATACCTTATTTTGATTATACATTAGCCCTTAACCAACAGGTTGGGTTGCGAAGAGAGTTCTTAGTTGGTATAATAGCAGAAGATCAGAATGATAATAGAAGTCCTGAGATATTCATTCAGCCAATTAATTATCAAGCAGGTCAGGTAACTGGTGTTGATACTGATAGTGTATTTGAAGGTGTGGAATGCTGGTGGAGCAAGGTAGATGAATATGCACTTAGTGGTTATGAGGTTCATGTAAGTCAAACTAGGGGGTTTACCCCTGATAGTAGTACACTGTATACCACTACAGATAAAGATACACTTAGCACTATGTTATACCTTGCTGAAGGTCAGTGGTATGTTAAAGTAGGTGCTTTTGATGTCTTTGGGAGAGACGGCATTACTTTTAGCGTTGAACACGCTACTCAAGTTACTCATGATGTAGCAGCCACGCAGGTTAGCTCATTCTTTGAGGAAATAAGTAAATTATATAAGGTTCCTGTACTAGAGGGAGATAGTTGGACTGTCGATACGTCTGATATTAATTGGAATGAGCATACACTGTACTTTGATGGCATTAAATATACTATAGCTTCTGGAGTTACTACTGATACATACATCTACTGGAATGAAGGAGATTCTGTATTATCTACTACGGATAGCCAAGCAGTCTTTGATGCGCTAGATAGAGACTCTGGTGGGTGGCAAATAGCTAAGTACTACCAGACTTCAGGTAGTTTTGAATTAGCTTTCAATGCGCAAGCCAATGCAGTTATAGGTACGGCTATGATAGCTGATGCTGCTATCAACAACGCTAAGATAGGTGATATTATTCAAAGCCAAGATTTTGAATACACTCCAGGCACTAGTGCTAGTGGATGGCAAATAGATAAAAATGGAGGTATTGTAGGCACTGGTATTACTATATTAGACACAAGTGGAAATATTCTATTTTCTAGTGGCACTACTATAGCAAGTAGCTGGAATGATATTACAGATAAGCCTACTGACTCTGCTTTGCTTAACTCTTTTCAGCGATGGAATGATATAACAGGAACAGGTAAACCAGCAGACAATGCTGATGTTACCTCACAGAATACAGCTGCTGCTATAGCTGGGCAAGGGGCTTTTGCTACGCTTAGCCAAATAACATCTGCCAATGTTAGTACTTATATAGGTGCAGCAGCTATAGATACAGCCTATATAGCTAATGCAGCTATACAAACAGCATTGATAGATGATCTAGCTGTATCTGAGGCTAAGATAGCTAATTTAGCTGTTACTACAGCAAAGATAGATGACTTAGCAGTTAGCAGCGCTAAGATAGATAGCTTAGCTGTTACTACTGGCAAGATAGCAAATCTAGCTGTAGATACATTGAAAGTGGCTGGAGAAGCAATAACTTCAGCTACATACACGACATTTTCTGCTTCTTCGGGTACTAGGAGTAATATAGGTCTACAATCGTCTTGGGAAGAGCAGATAGCTGTAATATATTTGGATTGCTATGCTGGCTCCAATGTACTGTATAATATAAGAGTAAACGGCACTATGAAAGCTAATACAGAGACTACTACCGCTAGATTGTATTTTAGGATATATGAAAATGGTGTTCTGCGTTCGTCTATCTATAAAGATTCTGGAGCAAATCGGGCTAATGTTACACAGGCTGTACTTAACTTAGATGGCTCATATGCTGTAGTTAATGAACCAACACAGATAGGAGTATTTACGCCAGGCACTACAGGTGTAAGGACCTTGACTATAACTGCATATTATGTGCTAGATACTGGAGTTATTCTACAAGATGGCAATGGAAATTCTTATGCTACTTATTCATTCACAGCAGGAGATGCTGTATTTCAATCTGCTAAGAGGTGATTATGTATATAACATTGTATGAAGATACAGGAAGAATAACACAAATATTAGCAGCAAGTAATAAAACAATAAATAACTTACCTGATTATGTATTATATATTAAAGGAGAATATCACTGGGATGAATATTACATAGTAGATAATATACCTACCTTAAGGCCAGCGCAAGATACTGTAATAGATAATTATACTATTAGTAATATACCACTTGGTGCTATTATCTACATAGATGATATTACGTATAAGGCATATGAAGATACTACAGTGGAACTTGACCTATTACCTGGTACGTATAACATTAAAGTACATAAGTTTCCATATATAGACAAGGAGTTTACAATTGAAGTTACAGCATAGAAGAGGTTATAAGGAAGCACGTAGATTAGCATATCCAGTTGTTGAAGACCAGCTCGATGCTATATGGAAAGCCTTAGAGACTATAGACTTACCTGAAGAAGCTAAGAGTATGTTAGCTAAAATAAAAGAAGTTAAAGATACTTACATAAAAGAGGGTAAGTAGCATGGGAACACTTACAGAGAATTTCAGTTGGAGTGAGTTTGAGTGCCACTGTGGCTGTGGAGATGATTACATGGATATTACCTTCGTTAATCGTCTACAGAGAATGCGAGAGATTTACGGAAAACCTATTAAGATTAATAGTGGGTTTAGGTGTGAAGCGCATAATAAAGCTATCGGCGGCAGTAAAACAAGCTCACATCTTAAAGGCTTGGCTGTAGATATTGGATATAGTGGAAGCACCGATAGATATGAATTAATCCTAGCAGCACTAGAAGCAGGATTTAACCGTATAGGAATTGCAGAAGACTTTATCCATATAGATATGGACAGGACTAAAGCGCAGGGAGTAATGTGGTTATACTAGATTGGAGGTGCTATGTTTAGTTATACTAAAGGTGATTATAAGTATAGGTTAAGCGAAGAATATCAGATTAGGATATCTATATTTGGGTATTCTATAGACACTCAATGGTATAGTTTAGACGAGAATGGCCTGTTGATACTTAAAGCTGGCTACGCGTGGAATGGCGCTAGTGGGCCTACTATTGACACAGAGGATACACAACTCCCTAGTGCAGTGCATGACTGTTTATATCAAATTATGCAGCTTGGGCAGATAGAGTATAGTCATAAAGTATATGCAGATAAATTATTCTATACTCTCATTCTATCTGAAATAGACCGTCTGGTAGATGAAGAAAAACTTAATGCCTATTGGAAGAAGCCTTTAGAGATACGAGCTTACCTATGGTATAAAGCTGTAAGCTGGTTTGG